GCACTTGCACTATCCCCCGCAAACGCTAAAGCAATATCCCTTTGTCGTTCTAAATTAGCGTATTCATTTGCAAAGTTGGCGTTACTTGCTTCTGTAATAAACGCAAACGCTTCTTGTGCTATTTCTGCCATAGCTACAAATGTTACTTCCCAATTTTTACCAAAACCCTCAATTTCTTTATTTAACACTTTAAATACTGTAGGCAAACCAGCTTCTGAAAAGAAACCCTCTTGAAACTGCTTTAAATAGTCTTTCATACCTTGAGTTAACTCGTCGGTTTTATCGCCTACTTTAGCCATGCTACCATAAATACGCTCAAATTCTTTTTGTGCTTCTTTACCGCTTTCGGATAAATCTTTATATCCAGTACTTAAGCCGTCAATAGAGCGTTGAACGGCATCTATTGTTTTAGTAAATGCATCATATTCGTCTTTATTTCTGCTTTGTTGTATTCTTTGTAATTCTAAAGCGGATTTTAATGCTTGTAGCTTTTGTATTAATCCTTGCGTTTCATCGGCTTGCATTTTTATAGCTTCGATGTCTGCTCTTTTGGTTTCTAATCCTTTTTTATCTTTATCATTTGTTTCATTTACTACATCAGCATATTTAGCATAACCGCCTAATATTTTATATAAAATATCTAGTTGTTTCCTAACGGCTAAAGTCTTTTCGTTAAAAATAGAAGTTGAAGTAACGTTTGTTTTGTCTGAACTTTTTACAACCGCTTCTAATCCTTTTGTAGTTTGTAAATCTTGCTCGTTTACTAATCTATACTTTTGTTTTGAAGCCGTTTTCTTTTGTATATTAGCATCATACAACTCGTCAACTTTTGCGCTTTTAGCGTTAGTTTCTGCGTACTTCATTTCGGCATCAACTAATTGCTTAGTTGTTTCTATAATCTTATCTTGAACGGCTAAAAACATAGCACGCTTCATTAAAGCATCATTTAAAAGCGTTTCGGCTTCTGCTGTTTCTCCCGCTAAAATCTTTTCCTTACTTAGTTTACCTAAATAATCAGGGTAACGTTCTTGTAATTCTTTGACCGCCTTAGTTCTTTGTTCCATCGAAAGACTAAGGTTTTTAGCGGTTTCCAATAGTATTTTAGCACGTGACTGCTCATCACTAGCATATTTTACTTGTTGTTCGTAAAGGTTTTTTTCAGCACTTTGTTTATCTTCTATTGCTTTTTTCTCGGCTTCTAAAGCTATTTTTTTAGCCTTACTATTTGAAACCATATCCCACAATTTTGGACCAAAAACAGTTAGTAAAGTAACACCAACACTTAAAGCAGTTCCCCAACTTAAAACCGCCCCCGCTATTTGGCTAAAGGTACTTTTAATCGGTTGTCCTTGCGCTAATAATTCCTTGTTGGCTACTTTAATACGTTCTATCTCATCAAATAATATAGGTAAGTTATTTGATAAAGCCATAAATCCCGTTTGAGCAGAATTTGCAAAGGCTGGCATTTCACGGCTTAATTGATTGATTGAGTTTCCTAAACCATTCCATCCACTTGCATAGTTACCTACATTTCTTTGGTTTTTTTGGATATCGGCATCAACTTTTTTTAGTGCCGTTTGATAAGTGTTTAACTCATTTGTTAGTTTGTGTAATTGTATAACCTCGCTTGCGGTTAGTTTTTCCCCTAACTGCTTTTTAATTGCTAAGTCGTTATAGGTTTTAGTTAACTCATTAACCTTTGCTTGCGTTTGACCGTAAAGACTTTCTGCGGTTTTAAGTTTTTGCGCTTCTCTATCTAAAGCCTTGTTTTTACGCTCAATAGCGTTTTCAACTTGTAATGCACTTATCTTAGTCCTATTCTGCGCTTGTGCGTAACGTTCTAATTGTATTTGTACTTTTGCATACAATTCTTGTTGCTTTGCTAATTCAGCGTTTAAAGCCTTAATTGCGCTATCTGAACCGCTTGGAGTTTTAACGCCTATCATATTAGAATTTACTTCTTTTACATTAGATACAGTTTTTACAAGTTCGTTGTTTAACGCTTGTAAATCCTTTAAAGCCGATGGGCTCAAAATTTCCAAAAATTCCGACATTATTTCTTTTTATTATTTAATTCTGAAACTCTTTTCGCTTCCTTTTCCAAAGCTATGTAAACCGATAAAGTCATATTCTCTTTAAGTAAACTATTACCAGTTAAAACAGTAGATAAAACTCCTATTTGTTCGTAGTAATCAAAACCTTTACTTTCACTCTTTTTTGTCATCGCTTCAAACTCTATTTTAGCTATTGACAAATCGTTATTTATAATTCCTATTTCGGTTGTTAAAACTCGGTGTACTTCTTCAATAAACGGCACTTCTTTATTTATTACAATACCATAACCTTTTTTTAATGCATCAATAAAATCTAATCGCATTTGCTCGGTAGTCTTATTGTAAAAATAAAAATGTAACGCTTGTTTTAAGTTGGCTATTTTATACTCTAAAAACGCTATATCTTTAATTAGGCGTAAATACTCATTCGCTTCGTGATTGTCTGACTTTATAAAAAAATCATCGTGTATAGCCATAAAAACCGCTTCCAATCCCTTTTCCTTTGGTTTAGGTTTTAGGTTTTGGTAATTCTTATCCTTTAACGTTTTAAAGAACACAGATGCGGGTATTGTTTCTACTGAATCGTACTTAGGCAATTTTATAGTCTTTTTTAATAATGTAAATCAATGTGTATCTGTAAATGTCCGATTGGCGTTTATCAAATGTTTCTTGGTTCAATCCTAAAATATCTAAACCGTACTTTCCAACTAAGTTATATCTGTCATTCATTCCGAATATAAATTCTCTTGGTTGACTGGCTCGGTGTACAAATAAACTATTTGCAGTTTGTCTTGTTAACAACAAATCGACATAACCGTTCCCTTTTGGGTTAATTTGGTCTTTAAAAATAGCATATTCAGGGTCGCGGTAAGTACCTATCTTATCGCCACTCGGTCTAATACCTAATTCCCACTCGTTAACCTTTTCGTCTTTTAGATTTCGGTTGTCGCTTAACACTATCTCCGCTACTATCTGCTCCAACTTCGATTGGTTCAGTAACGGTTGTAACCTCTTTTGATATTCCGTTGGACTCATTTTTCTTTGCTTTACCACAATCTAAACACTTACACTCTTTGCTAATATTTGGGTTGTTTATAAACTCGTTTATTAAAGTGTCATTTGTTTGCTTTGTGTATTTTAAAATCCATTCCTTTTTTTGCTCTTTGCATAGCTTTAACCACGCTTCGGCATCTTTACCGAATATATGCTTTCCGAATATTTCCATTTACTAACTGCTTTTAAAAAAGAATACCACCCGATTTGCGAGTGGTATTACATTCCTGATTAATCCTAAACCTTATGAAAACGCTAATTTACAAAAGTATTTTCATATAACCAAATTAAATTTACGCTGTCGCTACAAAACTTGCAGTTGCCCCTTTGTAGTAACGTGTGCCAATCAAAGCTACATCAGTCGGTACACTCGCATCGTACAATTGTACTACTTGCGCTTCTGCCGTTGTAAAGGCTGTAGTTGGCTCAAACTCCCACTCTTCAGTAGTAGAGTTATAAGACAAAGACAAAGCTACAATAGTATCAGCTACACCGTCTTGAGTGTATCTTAAATTAGCAATAGCAATACCACCTAAGTTAACCGCTCTGTTAATATCAAAAGACGCTTTAAAATAAACTTTTTGCTCTGAAACATCCGCTCTACCAGTCATATAAATATCGGTAATCGGTTGAATATCGGTATTGATGTTAAAGTCTAAAGCCGAAGCATCAAGTAAAGCTACATCTCTGTTAAACTGTACCTCGTTAATCAACTGCATAGAAGTAGTAACGCTAGCGCTTACACTTCCGTCAGTAAACATATAAGTACCATTGTTTAGCATCCCTAAGTCAAAACCGCTAAATGTAGTTCCGTTAGTTGCTCCTGCTACTGCGCCACTTGAGAATACAAATAAAACATCAAACGCTTGGAATGAGTTGTAAGTGTATAAAGCACTTGCAAACTTCCATCCGCCTTTAAGGAATTTAAACGTATATTGTGGTAAGCCGTTTCTAACAACTGACATAACACCACCTTGATACTCCTCTGTTGTAGCTTCAGGCGTGTTGTTTGTAGCTTCTACTGCTCCTAATACTGGCACAAAGTTACCTAATTGGATTTGGTCGTTAACATACGCCAAATCGAAAGTATCGGTTAAAAGGTTGATATTCCAACCCTTTGGCACGATTACAAAACCCGTAAGTCTGCCCTCTTGTATGATACAATCAGGTAAACCTAAGTTCTTGCGGACTGTTGAACAATCCTTTTGATTTATTAAAACTGCCATAGTTTCTTATTTTGTTTATTAAAAATTTATTGTTTGTATGCAACTCGATACACCGCTAAAAATCAAATCAATGTCTATAACTATTGCGTTGCAAATAAACACTAAACTATCTTCGGTTGTATTCATTGAGTAATTCTTTACCCTTTGAACTCTTACGCTTTTGTCATCGTATCTACTTATCCCGCTTTGTGTTAAAGCCGTTAAAAGATTATCAGCTATCGGTTGTAAAATAATATTGTAATCCCATTCGTGTTGGTATGGGTTAAACTCGCTCGGTGCTTGACTTTGATATAAGATTACTATTCGTGCATTTCTGCTTACGCTCGGTTCTCTTAAATCGTTTGTGTCTTGCCCCTCTGCTAACCATATTAAAGGAAACTGACTGCCTTTTGAAAGCGTTAAGTAATTAGCTAAAACTGTTTCCGTACCCCAATTAAAAAATATAGGCTTTGCAATTTCGTTTATCGTTGGAGTAGGTAATACTTCAACAATCCTTGCTAATTGGTCTTCAAAAACTATCATATCCCGAAAGAGTTTTTAGTTTCGTAAGTTTTAAACGTTTCAATAGTAAAACCATCAAAATCCGCTTGTTTGTCTAATAAGTATTGATATAAACTAACTTCAATCGCTTCTTGACTACCTAACCAATCGATAAACTCCCCGTCATTATAAATGAATGGCTCGTTTAAATAACCGCTTTGGTACTTATCAATAAACTGCTGATTTGCATTTGCTATCTTATACTTTGGACTAACTAAAGTAGCTTTCTCAGGTTTCCCTTGTGTGTTCCCAACACCAGTAAGATGTTCGTTAGTTTCAGTAATATACTGCTCGAAAATACGGTAAGCAATAAGGCTATACTCATTGTCTAATCCTATCCATACTTTACCGTCGTACTCATCGCCCTCAACTAACTTTTTATAAGAAGCGTATAGCGGATTGTTAATGTCCGCTAACGCTAATTGTAAAGTGTTATAAGTCGTTAAACCTAACGCATTTAATAATATCGATTTCTCTACTTTCACACACAAAGACGTTAAAGCATTTGCACTATTCGGAGTTGCTAAAGTCGGATTGGCTACCGCTAAAGCTACACCTAAAGGGATGTTTAACTCGTTTGGATTTTGAAAATATGAAACCGTTACTATCTGTGGCATTATTTATCTGTTTTAACTTCTTTTACTTTTTTCTCTGTTGCGTATTTCGCTACTTTATCAATATTAACTAAATGTGATGCAAGTTGTGAATCACAAAGCCATTTATCGCCTTTTAATTTAGTTGCAAAATCCTCTGTAAATTCAACCTCTTTCATACTATGTAGCTAAAGTTGTTAATGCTGCTGAAATAGAAGCTACTTTTGCGAAACCTACTTGGTCTGAAGTTCTGATTAACAAGTTCAAACGTTTTCTCGCTTTCATTGTCATCATATCATTGCTCCAGTCAGAGCCGTCATAACCAGTAGCTACATAGAATCCTGGCTCTTCGTATATTTTACCAAAACCTGAACATCCAACCACCATTGTATTAGCAGTAATTGCGTTACATTCGATAATTCTAACTCCCGCTACAATAAACTCGTTGATGCCATTTCCGCCTTGTGAGAATGGAGGCGTAACATAGTTATTATCACCGTCTTTTTTCAATAGCATTTTATTAATATCAACTACATTCATTAAAGCGAAGTCAGGGTTAAATTTAGACCCACCAGTAGCAGTAATTGAGCGTTTAATATCCACAATCAAATCGTAAATATTAGCGTCTGTAATTCCTGAAGCTGCAGCGGTATAAGTTGTAGATTGTGCAACTAAACCTTTGATGTTTGGAGCAGTACCATTCGCATTAATCAAATCAGTATCAATTTTCACTTCAACGTCATTTTTTAAGAAGTTACCAACTTCAGCTACAAACATAGCGTCATCATAAGTGAACTCTTCCGATACTGGTACAGATACTCCAACTTTTTGAAGTCCTAAAGTGTAAGTTGCCCATTTTGCCGTGCTTTCAGGGAATGCACCGCCCTCAGCGATTGCGGCAGCAGCTTTTACAGTAGTTGCAGCATCCCAATCAACGTAACGAATAACACCATTTAAGTTTTTACCAACTGGTACTTTAGGGAATAAATCATAAACTGTTAGTTTTCTTGTGGCTAACAATCCATTTTGCCCTAAATCTAAAGCGTAAGGATTACCTACAACTGAGGCTCTAAGTGTATCTGCTTTTACTACAAATTCGTGTTCTTTGCCAGTCCCTTTTTCTTTTGTAGAACCATCAATTTTTTCTCTATTTTCTTTTACTAATTCAATAAAAGATTGAGATTGTTTTTCTGTTCCTTTTGATTCCGTTACCTCTAAAGCTAAATCATCAAGTTTAGTGGTTAATGCATCTACAGTAGCTTTATCTACTGTTTCTTTTGTTTTTAAAGCGTCTAACTCTACTTTAAGAGCGTCATAATCTGCTTTAGAAACGCTGTCCGTTTTAATAGCGTCAATTTTGCTATTTAGTGCGTCTGATAACGCTTTTACTTCTTCGTTCATTTGTTAAATTTTAATACTTGTTAAAAATTGTTTTAATTGCTCTTTTTGAGTGTCATCTGACGGCTCTATTACTTCGGTAGTGATTTCATCGGCTACCGTCTTAACTTCTTTTGTATTTACTATTTGCCCTGTTGTTCCATTACTGCCAAATACCACTAAACTGCTTTCTCTTACGTTTTTAGCTTCTTTAATTGCAAAGAAGTAGTAAATGTATTCAAACTCATCTTTATTGGCTATAAGTGGGTAATATTGGTCGTAATTAGCTTTTGCGGTTGCATCATCAGGGTCGTTACTATCTAAGCATAAAACAAAAGTAACATACTGCATACGCACACTGGCTTCTATCTCATCTCCGCTATCTAACCAATCCTTAACCGCTTGGTGCTTAACTTGTGATTTAGGCACTTTATAAATCAACGCTTGTGTATCTCCCTCGTAAGGTTTACCTAATAAAGCAAACGGCACTTTAGCCACAAACGTTTCGATATGCTCTTTTCTAACTATTACCTTATCGACTTCCAATTCGTGGTCTATAACTAAATAGTTTTTGCCTTGTTGCTCTTTTACTGATTTAGTCCATATCCCGTCCAAATGTAAATCATCGTGGCTATCTAATACCTTAGTTGAGTTAACCGCTATGTAGTAGAAATTGTCATCAATCTTAATCCCCTTTAATTGGTCTGTGAACTTTAGTAAATCCAAAGATTTACAAGTAACAGAAACGCCTTTATCACAAGACTTTTGTATTTGTGATTTTTTAGCATCAACAATAAAATCTAAGTTATCCTTTAAATCTTTGAATAACTCCTCTTTTGTTGAGTAGGTTTTATCGGGAAAGTATATTGACTTTATCATTTCTTAATCTCTTTATCTTTGTTTAATTCACGTTTCAATAGCTCTTTTTTTGCTTTTGCTATTTCTTCTTTTTGAACTTGCTTATTAATATCTTGTAATGTTAATTTCGTACTCATAACCCTAATTTTAGTTTAAACTCATCACTCATTTTCTTTGCTTCGGCAGTTGTTACCGTTCCATTCTCTAACGCTACCTTTAAAGCATCTTGCATCTCGCTAAACGACTTAATTTTGTCGTTTACAACTGGTTGCATACTCGCTAAATGGTCGTAAGAAGCTATTAACTTTTCGCCTTTTTCCATCAATCCCCATTGTTGGCTTAAACTATTCATGGTGTTTTTAGCCGTTGTTTGGATTGAATTTTGAATGTAACTGATTATGCCCTTTTCCTGATTATCGAATGTGCTATCCTTAGCAAAGTAATTTAAAACGTTCTTATTCATTTCAAATGCTAATAGACACTTGTTAGCATCATCCGCAAACTGCTCATCTAAGTACAGTTTTTTCATATCGCTAACCAAATGTTTAACATCGATATTTGCATTGGTTACGATTAAGTTTTTACGGTCTAAGTTAGACTCTATGCTTGAACGGTCACTCGGTTGTATTTGCGATTCGTTACCGTTACCCTCATTCTTAGACAGATACTTTTGACTAAACTGTAAATTGATGTTCTTAGACTTAATATTTTGGTCTATATTATTCAGTACTTTTACAATTCCTTTAACCCTACTTTGTGATTGAAAGAATGAGTTATTACTTAGTCCGTTTGATAAATCGTATAACGGTATTAATTCGCTTAGTTTAAGTTTGTATTCGGTATGGTCTAAGGTGTATTTTATTTCACGTTCTCCAAATGCCTTTTTGTCCTTTTCAGTAACTATAAACTTATTAACCTTATGAGCATCGTTTAAATCAATTTCGCTCGGAATAAGGTTGTAAATCGCTTTAGGCAGTTCGTTTGCAAACGCTTTCTTTTGATAGATATAATCAGTTCCCGCAGTCGACAAAAACCACATTTGCTGAAAAAAGAAATCCTCTTTACTCTGAAAGTAATTAGGATTGTTTAAAAGTTTAACGTAATCGCTATTCTCAATTACAACACCTTTTGAGTTAACGTGCTTAATTT